TTTCTTCGCAGCATTATCTATGCTTCGGTCATACTGTTGCGTTTCCGCTATGACCCTAACAACCGCACTTTTCGCCATTGTGTTTAATTTTAATATCCAAGATGCGAAATGCGATCTGCCACATATTGTGCAAATACCGCATTCGTAGCTGTCTTAAGGTGCACCGCCTGATTGTCGTCAAAGAGCTGCACCGGTGGGTAGCCTGCCGCCATATACTGCTTATCGGTTGAGGTTAGCGTCAGCCCCATTTCCTGCCAGCAGTAGTTCTTCAGCCACAATCGTGCATTGATAAACCTTTCGCCAAATTCGTGTTCACAAAGACTTTCATACTTTTCATAGAAATTCTTTGTGTAGTACGTTGGCAGCTCACCACAGAAGAACCCGATGACAATCATTTCGCCACCCATATAGGCAAACATCCTCTTCATTACATCAAAGAGGTTCTGTGCCCTCTGCTCATCCGTCTGGTCGCCTCTGAGGTCATTGTCGGCCACATACTGTGCATTGTAGTTAAGAAAACCGCCGTTCGTTCCCATAAGACAAACGAGCAAAGAATTTCTCACGCGCTGCACCTTCAATGGCACCACTTCCGTCGGCTCTTTCAACGTCACAGCAGAACCGGCTGATGAGCGAAGGAAGTATGTGTTGCCAGTTGTATTGTCCGTGTATAAGTCGCCCTCAATGCCTGCAATAGTGCAATAGAAGTGAGCCGTTTCGACAAACATAGGCGAAACATACGCATTTTGAACGGTTGGAGTTGTCGGCACACCATCGCTTCCATATCCTTGCTTGAACAGGATTCGTGGTGTGGTAGAGACCTGCACGGCCGTAGCTGCTGCAGGAATCGTCACCGGCATCACCAAGCAAGGAATAGCACCCATTCGTGCGGCCGTAGCCATCACGTTCTCCGAACCGACACCCATTCGATAGATGCGCCTTGGATTCTTCAGCATCGAGCCTTCCAGAGATTCGCCCAAGCCTTGTGAAGTAGAATCACCGCAAAGCACGATGGCCTTTGTTCCAAGATTGCCGTCTAATTCGGCGCTGCTCAACTTATACAGTTCGCAGTTCTCATCGTCCACTGTACGGAAGTTATTAACCCAAAGGACACCATCTTGCTCCACGTCCACCACCATATCCTCGAAGACGGTGTTTGACTTCGTTTCGGTAGAACTCTGCTGCACGGCCGAACCATTGGCAAAGATGGCCCAAGCCACGCCATCGTAACCGCCTACGGATGCGCCATGCACAAGCACCCTGTCACCTTTCTGTACTGCAAGATGGCAGCAACGGAAATACACGTTGCCCACACTTGTGTCAAGTATCAGATTGCCCGAATTGTTGTATCTGATTACCTTCGGTGCATCATATCCGTCAAATGGCACGAACGACCTGAATAGGGTCTTGTCCACGGCATTGATGTTCTGTTCGTGTGTGGTCAGCATCTTACCAGAGTCGGCAATCACTTCAATCGTCGGCTTCAGCCATTCTTCAGCATCTTCGTCATACACACCGAACCCCACATAAAGAATGCCATCTTCGGGCGCAAACACATCAAAGTCTTCGACCATAGTCCTATAACCGATGTGTCCAGACCATTCCAGGATCTTGCCGCTTTGGTCGGTCATCACCCATGCCAAGTTGCTATATACCGAAGAGGATGCCCCGTGCACACGTGCATATTCGCCACGTGCAAGCGCTATGCGCTGATAACCGTTGTTCACGTTTCCACCATCCGGCGTTGTGAGCACACCATCTTCCACTGAAAGGTATTTTGAGCCGACCTCAGTCACATTTTCACTTTGCTTCAACAGCGTCTTATGATAAATGTCGCTGAGTGAATGAGCCACGCCCTGCTGACGCGCATTGAGATCTGCGACCTTGTAAAGCTCGGGTCTTACATACTTTTCTGTGCTCTGGTTGTAATAGCCGAAAGATACATGCAGCGTACCATTGGCCTGTGCGACGACAACATGCTCTGCGCATACGGTGTGCACGTTTCCGTCCATTCGCTGCACCACACCGTCTGAATTCAGCAAGGTCCAATAGGCATTGCCATAGCCGCCAAGATTGGCATTGACTATCTTGATGACATCGCCTTTCTGCACCGACAGCGAATACACACCATTGTTCACGTTACCTCCTTCAAACAGTGCGTCGGCCGCGTGCCCCTTCTCTAAGGCAACATTGTCGATATACACGCCCGTCTGGATGGTTACAGTTGCAGGAATGGTGTCGAATGTGGCCACCGTACCAAGTGCGCCATCCGTCTTCTCGACATTTCTGTCCGATGCCTCCACCTTCCAGACTTCCGGCATCCCCACGTTATACGACATATAAACGTACAGCGTGCCGCTTCCAGTCGCCTTGATTCGATACATTGGAGTGGTGGTACCAGGCTCAACCATTTCCTCTGCGTGCTGCACCACGACTCCGTTGCTCAGGATGGCCCACGGCAGAGCCACAGCGCCACCGATGTAGTATGGCATAATATAGACAACATCGCCGTCCGCAACGTCAATCGTGCCGCATACGTTATTGGAGTTGCCGCCATCTTCCCACGTCACGTTGTCGCCCGACAAACGCATATACTTGCCCGACTTGTCAACGCCCCCGAAACCAATCTTCGTGCCTTTAATCTTACGATCTATCACACCATTCCCGGCTGCCTCGACATCCGAATCCATAGTTTCAATGGCTTCCACCATCTTCATCCATTCTTCGGCCGACTGCTCCATTGTCGGCACCTCAACAGCGCGATAATCCTCTTTGGGCCATCGCCCCGAAGCCTTAAGGTATGCAACTTTTGACCTTACACTCATATCTAAATCTTTATTCGTTTTCGTTTATCGTTAGCGCACCACTTCCGACAATGGTGACGTTATAAGTTACTTTCCCTTTTGTCTGCCCTTGTGCGTTCCAGGCAGTAACATAGCCGCGTCCCGTCCATATCTCGTCACCTACAACGGCACCGACATATAGAAGCGTTCCTTCCAGTAGAGCCGTGCAAAGCTCACCGCTATTTCCTACCGTATAGAGACCATTGGCCGCGAAGGACCACCCGTGCACGTCTCCCTTGTATCGACGCGCCCCATTGGCCTGCACGCGCTCAGTCACCGAACCCTCAACCGTAACGCTGCAATCTCGACTACCTGCCACCTTTGTCAGCGTTCCAGTTGAACCGGTCATTATAACCAAGTCTCTTCCGTCAAAATGCTTGCTCATCTTTTATCCTTTTCTATATATCGCCCAAAATCGTGTATTTGCCATCACCAAAAATAAAAGGAGGCAGGGAAAACATTGAAACCCCACCTCCCGAAACAAATGACAGAATCAATTATCGCAATGAACCAATCCTATATTTTTCAGCCATCATTGACCGCTATCTTCTTCATCTGGGAATATCTCACCGAATATGTAGGCGAAACGTCGCCCGAAAGCACCAGCGTCAGCCGCAACCCTCGACAACATCCCCGTGCCCCTTAGCGAAACACGTGCCGTAGTTTTACCGCGCAACGGCCCAGCCAGCTCAACCTTAGTCACAAGAGCCGTGCCGGTGTAGAAGTCCCAACCAACTTGGCAGCAGACGTTCACCACCACACCGTCACGCAGATCATCCACTTCGTCACTCACTTTCACGTTTCCCGTCTGTGCCTCTTTCAGCACCAGGCGCTCCACGTTCAGAGTCCATTCAAGCGCATCGGGTACATATTCGCGTGCCTTGCCTTGGTCGGCACCGGCCACTTCGGCCAATCCTCTTTGCACGCTCAGTGTGTGGGTGCGCGATGCCCCAATCAAGCCAGTCTTGGCCATCGCGTCACCCCTCCAACTAAGCATCCTATGTCCGTTAATCTTCGCCATCTTCCCAACTTTCTTTAAGAACAACCGTACTGCATCCTTTCTTTAGGTCCATATCCGATGCGTCAATGACCATCTTTTTAGGACTCAGTGCCGCATCCTTCACAACCGTCAATGCCGACCACAATTCATCAATCGTCGCTCTCACCCTCTTTCTTGGCTCTGCAAACTGCTCGGTCTTGCAGTATGGGAATTTGTCCCACGTTGAAAGGACATCCGAAGCTGAATATGGCACCTCGACCGAACGCAACCTTGCCTTGATGTCAATCGAATCGTTCCACCCTGCAGTCTTAAGTTCGACGATACCGTCATTCTCGACTTTATCCAGGTCCTTAATGCCTGATGATAGTGGTTGAGTAGTTCCGTTCCATATAGAAACATTCAAGTCAGTAATCACGCAATGCGCTGGAATGGTCATACAGACATTGCCGGTGAAATGGACATCTGCAGCAGTTGTGAACCACGCGCTCAAATAGATCTTGCAATCGACAAAACCTTCCTTGCCATTCAATTCAAGAGTCTTGTTAACTGAAAAGCTGCCAAGAATGGGGTCGTTCACGTAGATGTTAATGGTAGGGTCAAAGTTCGAGTCCTTTGTCTCGATGGATAGTTTTTCATATCCGTTTTCATCCGCTTCCATGTCGTTGCGTGCCCACGCAGCAAACTCGATGACGATGGCCTTCGCGTCCAGAAACGGCTCTCTTGTGTTGTAGTATGTACGGCCAAGATATGCAGGGCCTACAATGCACACCTTCTCGTCATTGACATCGTTTTGGTTGTCGATGAGATTGACGATTGCACCACATCCTGCCCTAACGCCCTGGGATGCCCAATCCTTCGCCTCGTAG